CGACACGGAGAGGACCCGGGCGCCAAACGTGATCCGACAGTCGGCGGTGAGTTGCGGGTGATACCGCCCCCGGAGGACGTACGTCGCCGTTTGCGTGAGCCCGCCGCCGCTCCACCGCTCGAGGTCGTCCAGACTCGCCGGCAGGAGCGAGCAGTACCACGTGGGCGGGACGAGCGGGACCCACGTCTCCACAAACCCGCCCTCGGGATCGTCCACGGTCGGGCCCGCGGTCCAGACCTCCACGAGATGCGCGAACTCGCCGATCCCGCTCATGCGAGGGCCTTGTCCCGGAGGGGGGCGAGGAGCCGATCGATCGCGAGGGCGAGTTTTTCGTCCCGCTCGCCGAGGTCGTCGCCGCGGTTTTGGTCGAGCCCGGCGAGCTCGAGCAGGATCGCCGCTTGGACCGAGGGCGGGACGGTCGCCAGCGTCCATGGCCAATCGGTCCGGGCCTCGCCCGTGAGCTCGGGTTTGAGATACCGGAGGATCACGTCCTCGGCGCGGGCCATGAGCTCGAGGACCTCGGCGTCCCGGGCGGTCCCCGTGATCTTGAGTTGGGCTTTCGCCGCCTCGAGGGTGATCAAGGTCGCCGCCATTACGTCCCCCCCGCGGGCGCCGGCGCCCGCCGGGTGTAGTCCCGCCCGCTCTTGACCATGAGGCGCCACGGGCCGCCGGCGCCCCGCTCGAGCCCGGCGTGATCGGACGGGCGGCGATCGGTCGGGGCTTGGCAGTGAAAGACCGAGCCCGCCCACGTCACGCACTCGCCGACGTCATACCGCTTACCCTCGACATACACGCCGCGGTACCGCGGGATCGGCAGGGTGATCGGGATCGTTTTGGTGATCACGCCGTTCTGAAAGGCGAGCGTGAGGGTCCGGTCCCCGTCAAAGGTCGCCGTGAGGTCCGCGATCCCGACGCCGTCCGCCCCGTCGCGCCCGTCCAGCCCATCCCGCCCGGGCGGGCCCGCGACCGGGGCCCGCGTCTCGAGCACCGCGATCCGTTCCCGGAGGGCCGCGAGCTCGAGGCGCTCGCCCGACCGGCGGGCCTCGAGCTCGCCGAGCGTCGTCTGGCGGGCCTCGAGCGTCGCGATCGTCGCCTTGACCGGGGCGATCGCGGACTTGCACGTCTGCACGATCAATTGGGCGAGGGCGTCAGGCGTCATAGAGCCCCTCGGCGAGCGCGGCGGTCTGCACCGCGGCATACGCCGCCTCAAAGGTCGGATCGGCGTCCTCGTCGTCCTCGAGCTCGGCGGGGACCGGCGCCGGCGGCGGCGGCGTCGCCCCGGGCTCGGGCCGCTTGTCGAGGGCGGCGAGGGAGTAGTACTGCTGTTGTAAATACGGGGAGTCGCCGCCGGCGACCGGGCCGAGCCCGAAGTACATCCGGCGGGCCTCATTCGGCGACAAGGCGCCGGCGTTGATCGCGTCGTGCGCCGCCTTGGTCCGCGTCGCCGCGTCCATAAGGATCAGATCCGTGAGGTCAAACGCGGTGCCGTACTCGGTCGGGAGCTCGAGCCCCTCGTCCAGACAGACCTCGAAGGACGTCAACAAGGACTGCAGGCACGAGGCGTAATACTGTTGGACCAAGGGCTCCACCCCGCCATACGGCGGCGGCGGGCCGATATTCACGAGATAGGGCGGGACGTGATAGGTCGAGCAGATCGTTTCAGCGGTCCACTTCAATTGATCGATCAATTGGGCATCGACCGCGGTCATCGTGAGCGGTTCGTATTTCAGGTTGTCGCCCATCACGGCGACGCGGCCCACGTTGTCGGGCCCGCTGTAGCGCTCGTCCCACCGCTTTTTGAGCCGGGCGGCGTGCTCGTCGGTGATCGGCCCCGGCGCGATCAGGATCCCGCTCGGGTTGGATCCTTGCGAAAAGAACCGCGAGCTATTGCTTTGGATCGTCTGCCCTTGGAGCGCCGACACGCCACACGCATAGAGGGGCGAGACGCCCACGAGCGGGTGGAACAGCGCGATCATGAGGTCGTGGATCATTTCCGACGCCGGGACCACCGGGCGATCGACGTCCCGCCCCGCGAGATCCGGGCGGCCCGCGTCAATGTCCCCGAGCTCGTAGTACACGCCCCCATCGGGCGCCACGAGGACCCGGACCCGCGTCGGGTCGAGCACGTAGAGGGCGTTGACCACGCCGCGAGCGTCGCGGGCCTTGAGGACGTACGTGTTGCCGTGGACGAGCTTGGACGTGATCCATCCCTCGATAAACTTGACGATCGTTTGATAGCGGTTCGGCTTGCGGAGGACTGGCGACCACGCCGGGTTGGTGGTCACGGTCCACACGCCGTCGCCGGCGGTGGTCACGAGTTGAAGGTGGAGCTTTCCAATATCAAAGGCAATTTGTGACACGCACGCGTACACCGCCGAGTAACTGAGGGCGGTTTCGGGCCGGAGGTCCGCGTTGAGTTGCCACGCCCCCGGCGCGGGCTCGTGAATGATCCGCGCCCATCCCCCGCCGCCGTCCCGGGCGGACGGCGGCGAGAGGATCGAGCGTAACGAGCTCAGGGCTTGGCGCCAGCCCATGCGCTTAGGCCTTGCTAGCGCGAGTCGTCCCGCCGTTCGGGGCGTCGGCGGTCATCCCCGCCGGCGCTGGCCATGCGGTCGCCGTGAGGTACTTGACCGCGTTCGCGTTGGCTTTGGCCCAGTTGACAAACCGCTCGGCGCGGAGCCCGACCGAGTTGGTCTGCCAGAGGGAGACATACACCGTGGTCGCGTCCGCCGGCGACATCGGGGCGCTATCCATCTGGAGCGACGCCTCCTGCGACGCGTCGATCTCGATCCCGCCGTCGGCATACAACACGAGCGAGGGCTGCAAGGCGATCACGTTGCCGCCCGCCGCTTGGCTCGTGATGAACGTGAGCCCCTTGTACTCGCCGCCGGCGACCGTGATCCCGGGATATTGCGGGGACCCGTCGAGGTTGCTCCGGAAGGAGAGCGAGAGGGCGTTGGCCGCCGACATGATGAACGTGACTCCGTCCACGGCGATGTTGTTCGTCGCGAAGTGGGAGATCAAGCCCATGATGTCCGCCATCGGGTTGGTGGTCGCCGCGGCGGTCGGGGCGCCGTTGGTGATCGAGGCCGGGTTGACGCCGGCGACCGCGGCGACCGCGGGATCGATGAACTGCGCGTCCAAGAACTGCGCGATCCCCGCGATCATGTCCTTGCGGACGAGGTCCTCCGCGTTGGGCTCCGACAACATGATCAGTTCTTTGGTCAACACGATGATCCCCGCGGCCTTGGCGACGCCGAGCGAGGTCGAGGCAAACGCGAGTTTCGTGACGGGCTTGGGCTTGGACTCGCCGACCCACCCGTAGGTCCCGCCGGCGCTTTGACTCGGGACCTTCGTATTGAAGGGCACTACCCGGAGCCCGGGGATCTTGCCGAGGATCGTCGCGGGCCGGAGGAGCTCGATAAAATCCTTGGCGATATTCTGGTTGACCAGCGGCGCCGCCCACGTCGCGTCGGTCGAGGTGCCGGGCGCGGTCGCCGCCTTCAGGTACAAGGCGACCTCGGGCGTGGAGTCGTCCCATCGCTTGGCATATTCGACCGCGTCGCGAATCCTGCCCGTTTTCTCGAGGAGTTGGGCACACGTGGCCCGCACAAACGCGGTGCCGGGCGGGACCGTGGACTTGACCGAGATCACCGGAAACCGCGACGCGGTCGGCGACAGCGGGACGGCGGTCGCGTTGGCGAGGTTCAGTTGCTCGGTGCGCTTGAACCGGGAGATCGTATCGTCGAGGCTTTTGACCTCGGTTTCGATCGTGTCGTAGCGGTCCCGCTCGGCGGGATCGAGTGTGAGCCCCTGTTCGCCGGCGGTCGCCATGATCGCCGTGAGCTCGGCGGCCTTGGTGTCGCGGGTCGTCTGATAATTGCGGATCTGCTCTTGTAGGGTCATGGACGTACTCGGTCGCGGGGCGTCTAGCGCGACGCCGGGTGGAGGACCGATCGCGGTCAAGGACTTGACAAACAGGATCGACGCCGCCGGATTGGCGGGGATCGACGTCAACGAGAGCTCGAGAACCTCGGTTTTGAGGAGCCGGGCGCCGCCGCCGCGGATCGGTTTGATCGCGTCCTCGAGGACCCGAAAGCCAATCGAGACGGATCGGATCAAGCCCGATTTCACGAGGTGCCACGCCTCATTGACGCGATCCCGCAAGGTCCCCGGTTCGGGGATCGTGGGGATGGTCGCCTCGAACGGGACGCCGGCGGCGGTCGGGATCCCGAGCGTGACAAAGCCGACCGGGCGCCGGTCGTGCTCGAGAAACAGCGGGATCGGATTCCGGAAAGTCACGCCGGCGGGATCGACGCTATGCCCTTGGCGGTCAAGGTCCGGCGTCGTGGCCAGCCCCGCAAAGGTCCGGCGGTCGGCGGCGACACTCTTGAGCTCGAGGGCGATCCCCTCGAGGCGGGCGAATTGGTGCGCCATGGCGGCCCACAGGATCGCCAGCCCGACCGGGCGCCGTCTACTTGTGGCGACACAAACCTCCGGCATCCCGGAGGCGCCGGGCGTTATTTGAGCCCCCCCTTACCAGAGGACGAGCACGAGGGCGGCCCCGAGGACCACGCCGACGAGGACGCCGAGCCAGAAATCCCCGGGCGTGACCGGGGCCACTGGCGGCGGCGCGCTCGCGGGGATCACGGCAGGGGCCGCCCCTCGAGGAGCGCCATGACGATCAACAACAGGACCGCGGGCCAGAGGGGGAGCTTACCGGCGGCGGCGCCGACCGTAAACACGAGGGCGAGGACGAGCAGGACGAGCAGGGTCCACGAGATCATGATGCACTCCGATCCGGGCCGGCGGCCCGTAACACCCGGCGGACCCACGTGGAGAGCGGGACCCGGGCGGCGGTGGCTTGGGCATAGGTCGCGTCATATTGGGCAGCACTCAGGCGGACGTGGAGGTTGACCGACGGGACGCCGGGCTCGAGGGCGGGGCGCCCGCGGCGCCGGCGGTCCTGTCCTGTCACGGGTTTATGCATGGGGCCCTCTTACAGCAGATACACGTCGTAATTCGGCACGGGCGGCGCCGGGCGGACCGCGAGGCTCATCGCCATACACAGGGCCATGAGCGGATCGATCCGCCCGCGGGATCGTTTCTTCACGGGGTAGATATTGCTTTTGTTGTCGGACTGAATCACCGCGTTGCCGACCGCCCACGTCATGACGGGATCGGCTTGGGCGTCCACCTCGCCGGCGAGGACCGCGGCCTCGAGGGCGAGACACCCCGAGCTCATGCCGGCATAGGTTTGCGGGACCTCGAGGACGGCATGGGCGGGGAACCCGTCCTCCGCCGTGAGTTGCACGATCAATTGATCGGCGTGCCACGGGTCCACGCCGATCGCCGCGATCGTCGCGAACGTCCGGAGCTCGGCGAGGGCGGCCCGGATCACCGCATGATCGACCCGCGTCCCCGGCGTCGTCCGCAAGTAGCCCTCGGCGATCCATTGGGCATACGGCGCCCGGTCGCGGTGGGCCCGCTCGGCGAGGTTGTCCGCCGGCGTCCAGATCCACCGGAGGGCCCGCCACCGGAGCCCCGCCATCGGCGGCGGAAACAGGGCGACGAGCGCCGTGAGGTCCAGTTTCGCCGCCAGATCGATCCCGACCACGCACCGGGCGCCGGCGACGTCCTCGCGGGTCCACGCGGTCGATTGGCCCTTGCGCCACCCGTCCACCGACAACCACGGGGCCGACGCGTTGATCCAGATATTGAGGTGCTTTTGTTGGTAGCTCGCCGCCGCCGCCGGCATGCCTTGGGCCTTGACCACTTTGGATCGGAGGTCATCCGGGAGGACCGACACGCCGTAGTTCGGGTTGGCCTTGCGGGCGGTCGCCTCGAGCGTCCAATCGTCCTCCGGATCGGCGTGACAGATACACGCCAGATAGGACTCGTCGGTCAAGGTCTGCTCGAGCAGGGCGACCGCGTACAGGTGCTCATGGCCACACGCGGATTGGAGGTCGTCGCCGGCGGTCGTGATCTTGTAGAGGATCGGTTGCCGGCGGGCGCCGGTCGCCGTCTCGAGGACGTCGATCATGGCCCGGGACTTGTACTTGTGGATCTCGTCCAAGCTCACAAAATGCGGGTTGAGCCCGTCCAGACTATCCTCGTCGGCCCCGAGGGGCTCGAGCTTGCTGGCGGTCGCCTCGCGGGTGAGGTTACTTTGCAGCACCGTGATCCGGTCCCGGAGCCCTGAGCGGATCACGAGCTGTTTACAGTCGTTAAACACGATCCGGGCTTGGTCTTTTTTCGTCGCCGCCGTGTACCCCTCGGCGCCGGGCTCGCCGTCAAAAAACGTGGTGTAGATCCCGACGACCGCGTCCTCGAGGCTTTTCCCGTTTTTCCGCGGGAGCTCGAAGTACGCATGCCGAAACCGCCGGAGCCCGGTCCCGACGTGGATCCACCCGAAGAGGGACCCGAGGCGAAACACTTGGTGGGGTTGCCACCGGATCGGCTCGCCGGCCCATTGGCCTTTGTAATGCCGGAGCTCGCCGCCGAAGGTGAGAAACCGATCGGCCCGGGCGAGGTCGAGGGTATAGGGAAAGGCCGCGGTCCCCTCGCGGGATCGATCGCGGACGTGGCGCGCACACGCGAGGGCGTGGTACTTGCCCGCGGGGACCCGCCCCTCGAGGACCGCGGCGGCGTAGCGGTCGATCGCGTGTCTAGCCTTTCCACGGCCCGAGGGCGTCATCATATTTCGCAAACCGATCGGCGGGCGTGTCGCCCGGGTCCGTTTTGACGCGGGTCCGCGAGCTCGGCGTCATGCCAAAGGACTCGAGCCAGATCCGCAATTGGTGTTGGGTCCGGGCGGCGATCGCGACGTAGGGGTTGAGCACCGGGGCGCCGCGTTTGCCCGCGAGGACCATCCCATGATCCCTGACGTTGGTTTCCGCCTCGAGCCACCGGGCCCACGTCATGCAATACGCGATCAGGGCTTGGGTATCGATCTCGGTCAACAGCCCGACGCGTTGGAGCTTCGGCGCGATCCGCGTCCACTCGACCGCGGCGGCGCCCGAGAGCTCGGGCGGCGGCGTGAGATCCACCACCCGCGGCGGGGCCGGTTCGGCTTTGTTGAGGGGCCGCCGGCCCGGGTTGCCCCGGAGGACCTTGAGGGCGGTCGGGGCGGGCTTACGTCCCCTCATACGCTGTACCCCGCATGGGTCGCCGAGGGGCGTCGCTTGAGGAGCCGGCGGACCGTCTCGATCACCACTTCCCCGCAGTCGTCGCACCGGAGGGCGACCGTCTCGAGGACCCACCCGTCGAGGTCCTTACACTCGTCGCGACTACAGCGGAGCGTATGCCCGACGTGTCGCGTGAGGGCGGCCCGGAGCTCGGCGGCGGTCACGTCTCGCCCTCGATCCGAAAGGCGGCGAGTTGCGCCACGAGATGCTTGGCGGCGTCCGGGCGGATCGGACTCGGCGCGGTATGCATCATGAGCACGAGCAGACTACAGAGGACGCCGGTCACGGTCGTAAGCTCGGCCCGGAGCTCGGCGTTGTATTTCGTGAGCTCGGTTAACGTGAGGTCCCG